GTATGTGCTGCGGAAAACTTGGCAAAGAAAGTGATTTTCATAGCAGTCCCTACTCCCCTCTTTGGAAGGCAACCGGTCAAAAGGTGCTGGTCTGCAAAACCTGTATTGAGAGGATGTACAAGGCAGAATCAGAGCGATACGGTACTGAGACAGCAATGATGATTACACTTGCAAGATTAGACCTTCCGTATGTAAAATCCCTATATGTTTCACTGGTTGACAAGTATGGGGCTTGCAATTTAGGCACATACATCCGCAGTCTGAACGGATTACAGTACAAGGATAAAACTTGGTCTACCAGCCTTATAGATGGCGAATTGGAACGCAGTGAAAATGAGATTCGAGAGCGAAATGAGAGTCGCTGGAAAAGAGCTGACAAAAACAATATGTATTCCGTCATCTCGATGGTCGGTTATGACCCATTTGCTGACCTGGGGCTAAATGAAAATGAACGAAAATACTGCTTTAATGTAATGGCTGGATATTGTGCTATCCCTGGCATCGAAGAAGATGGACACAAACTGGAAAGTGCGATCCAGATTACCCTCTCTCGTCTGCAATGTCAGCAGTTGGATAACATGATTTTCAAGGAAAGCAGCATGAAGAATCCAAACATTAAAACGCTGGATACTCTCAGTACCACAAAGAAAGGTCTGCTTGCTACTATTAACAGCATTGCAAAGGACAACAACCTTTCTTCTGCATATAGCGGCGGCTCTACTGCCGGTCAGAACACACTGACAAGAAAGATGAAAGAGATGGCAGCAGATGACTTTAAAGAGATTCAGGTTAATGTATTCGACATAAAGACCTGTGGTGCAATGAAGCAGATTGCTGACCTGAGTAATCAGAGTATTCTGGAACAGCTAAAGCTGGAAAGCAACGACTATATTGAGATGCTGAAAGACCAGCGAGAGCTGTTAGAAAAGACCATAAAAGAAAGAGACGAATTACAAGAAGAAAATCGAAATCTCAAAAATCGAATGGCAGATAAGGATGGTAAGTAATGGAAATCTATATCCCTACCCCTGCCAAAGTACTATCCCAGAGAAAGCTGGAGGCATACCATACTTATTCAAGAATTATCAATGAGGGTCGTAGAAACCCTATTTGGTTTGACGAGGAAATGCTTGGTATCAAACTGATGGATTACCAGAAGTGGAGCTTCATGGAAAGCTGGATACGACCATATGTGCTGTGGCTCATGTGTCGTGGTGCTGGCAAAACAATGGAAGCTGCGGTGTACCTTGGTACAAGGATGATCCTAATACCAAACTATCGTGTCTACATCTCTACCCTGAGCGCTGCTCAGTCTATCGAGGTGTTTAAAAAGATAGAGGATATTGCAAAGCAGAGAATCCCTTCCCTACAGACCATTACCGATATTTTAAGGATGGAGGTAGAATCCACATCAGGCAAAACAGATGGCTTTGTGCATGACCCTGGCGGTCATCATTTCAGAATGTACAACGATTCTGAGCTGGTAACACTGTCCTCCAATATAGATGCAACTCGTGGTAAGCGTGGATGCGTATTCTATGACGAGTGTGCATGGCAGTCAGCAATTCAGTTGAGCACCACAGAAAACTTTACCAACGTTGACTCGGAATTTAAGCTGGGTGTTGGTAAAAAGAGATGGATAGACCCTATCAATATGCCGCTACAGCTTATGTATGCGTCATCTGCTGGTGATGCCAGCTATCCATTCTACGATAAATATCGTACATTTTCTAAGAAGATGATGTTGGGAGACCCCAACTATTTTGTCTGTGACCTCAATGCCAATACCATCATCAACTTTTCGTCTGTTGATGGCGAGCCTATTAAGTCACATCTAAAGCAATCCAACGTGGATAAACAGATGGAGGAAGATCCAGATGCAGCAAGACGAGAGCTGTTCAATCAGTTTACAACTGGTGGCGGCGAAGATGCTGTTGTAAAAATGGACACCATCATCCGCAACTCTGTTGTCAGACCTCCTATTTACACAAATAACACTGGCAAAAGAAAGTTTATTCTGTGTTATGACCCTGCCAGAGCATTCGACGGTTCTATTTTGGGTATCTTTGAATTGAGAGAAGATAAAGAAAAAGGCTTGGTGCTTGATCTGGTCAATATGATTAGCATGGTAGACCCCAGCACAAAGAATAAAACACCGTTGCCAATGCCGGAACAGGTAGAGCGGATTAAGAAGATTATGGTGGATTATAATGGTGATGGCTGTGTAGACTGGGAAAATATTGAACTTTATATTGATGCTGGTCCTGGTGGCGGTGGATTGAGTGCTGTTGCAGACTCATTGCTGGCTGACTGGGTAGACTCTTATGGCAAGAAACATAGAGGCGTTATAGATGCCACCCATAAACAGTATGAGACGTCGAAAAGAAAATACCCTCATGCTGTGCCGATTGTACATCTGGTGGAGCCTGTATCGCATAAAAGACTGATTTATGACGCTTTTGAAAAGATGGTCAAGTCAGATTTAATTTCCTTCCCTGAGTATGATGGGAGGGATTTTTTGTTACTACAGGATGATAAAAGTTCTGAACCTTATGAATACAAATTATCCAATGAGGAAGTATTGTCTCTGACACAATGCAGTCTTGCTAAGAAAGAACTGCTGTATATGTGTCGCTCAGTGACTGGTAATGGAAATGTTACCTATGAGCTGGCAAGAGATAAACGAAATACCATGCACGACGACAGAGCTTATGTGTGTGCTCTGGCAGCTTATGCGTTAGCAACAAAACGTAGAACAAAACTAATAACGCCTGTCATGGAGAAGAAAAATCTATCTGCGGCATTTAAGATTCGAAAACCTAAAATCTATTGAAGAAAGGGGTGACATCCGATGGTTGATAACAAACAGCCTTTAACAAAAGAACAAATCTATGAGCGTAATCGACTTGCCTTTGCAAAACTGGCTAATATTACACTGAGTGACATGAAAAAGAATGAAACCAGAACGTATCAGCAGTATACAAAGGAAGATTATCGCTCTTACATTCAGAACCCTAAATCCAACGAAAAGAACCTGAGAAATATGTCAAGGTTCTTCTATATCGTGAGTAGTGTTTATCGCAGATTGTGTAAATATTATGCAGAAATTCCCCTTTTAAATTGGGTGCTTACTCCACAGATAGATATGCTTGACCCACAAGACCCAGAGAAGGTCAAGAAAGCATACCAAAAAGCCTTGAAACTGCTAACCAATATGAATATGAAGCATGAGTTTCGTAAGATTATGACAACGGTTTGGCGTGAGGATGTGTACTACGGCTACATTTATAGTACCACAGATTCATGGTTCATTGATACCCTTGACCCTGACTACTGCAAGATTGTACAGGTAGAGGACGGATGCTATAACTTCGCTTTTGATTTCTCATATTATGACAAATTCCAGTACAAGCTGGAAACCGCAGATACTGAGTTGCAGAGTATGTATCAGGCTTATAAGAAAGATACTCAGAATATGAAGTGGCAGATTCTCAACTCTAAGAAAACAATCTGTATTAAAGCTGGAGAGGATTCGATTGGTGAAGTCATTCCCCCACTGGTGGGCATATTTGAGGATTTGATTGACCTGATTGACTATCGCTCCCTGATTCGTAACAGAGAGGAAATTCAGAACTATGTACTGCTGGTTCAGAAAGTTCCTGTCTACGACAAAACGGAAGGTGTAGATAACTTCCTGTTGGATATGGATACGATACTGGATTTCGATGCACGAATGGCAGAGAACACACCAGACCAAGTTGGTGTTATCACCTCCCCTATGGACATCACGCCGCTACAATTTAAGAATGATGCGCCAGAATCTGATGTGCTGTCCAAAGCAACCAGAATGGTATTCGACAACGCCGGTACATCTCAGATGTTGTTTAATTCTGATAAGTCAGGCAGTCTGGGATTGGATGCCTCTATTAAGACGGATGAAATCATGTCATTTTCGATCGTTAGACAACTGGAACGCTGGGTGCGGAGATATATCAAGCAAAACACTTCCAGTATCAAGTTTAACTTTGAATTTCTCAATGTATCTGCTTTTAACCAGAACTCATTTGTAGATCAGCAGCTAAAATTGGCTACTGCTGGTGTGCCAAATAAACTGACCTTATGTGCTTCGATTGGTGCTGACCCATTACAAACACTTTCTGCGGCTTATGTGGAAAACACCATTTTAGGATTGCAGGAACAGTTTGTACCTTTACAGACATCCTATACACAATCGAATACCGCAAATGAAGGTGGCAGACCTGAAAAAGATGTATCTGATTTGGGAGATGCCGGAATGCAGACCAGAGATGGCAACCAGAATGCAGATACCATAGAAACATAGGTGATGATATGAGATTCATTTATACGACTGACCCAGAAACAAAGAAAATTCTGGAACAAACCCTGCCCCTCTTTCAGACCAAAGAGTTTGAGCATAGTACCTTCTGGTGTTTTATCAATGAGGGGAATTTACAATTCAATAAGCAAAGCGATGACCTCAAATTCACAATGAGCGATACGCTTTTGTTTTAAACCTCGGCTGTTTTAGTCGAGGTATTTTTAATGTGGAGGTGAATTATGCAAGAGAAACAAATGAAAATTCCGTTCGCTTCCTCCCTATTTAATCTGACTGAAATTAACCCATCGTTTGATCGAGGTGTCATTCGAGTGGCATATACCGGCAAGAATCGCAATAACACTTTTCTTTCCAAAGATACCTTTGAGCAGTGCATGGATAGTATCTACAATATTCCAGTTGTAGCCTACTATTCCAGAGAAGATGACAGCATCGCTGGACATGAATTTGATATGGTGAAAAAAGATGGAGAGTATCAGCTTGTACCTGTTACCCAGCCAGTTGGCGTTGTACCAAAAGACGCAAATTATTACTGGGAAGTTGTAGAGGATAAGACTGGTATCCATGAATACCTCAATGTTGAGGTATTGATTTGGAAAAGACAAGAGTGTTACGACAAAATCAGGCGTGACGGATGTGAGGGACAATCTATGGAAATCACTGTAAAAAGCGGTGAAATGCAGGACGGTTGCTA